CTATAACTGCGATTTCTTTGTCAAGCTGTTCTTCTTGGCGTTTATTTGTTTCGGCAAGTTCAAGGTCGCTTGCGTCGCCGCCTTGGTTGCGAACGCGTTCCAGCAGTTCCGCTAATTCTTCATCTGTCCTAGCTTCAAGATTTTCGGTTTCCTGCGCGAATTGTTTTTCGTCTTTAATCACACGAATAAGCAAATCGGCCGCGCCTGCGTTGTGCATTGTCGCCCGAATGTGATCTTCATCCAGAAGTTTTTGATCTTCGTCCGTCAACACCTGCCTGCTTACCATCGCTTTGACAGCCAGTTTAGCCTCCGACATAAAAAGTTTATCGGCTGCGGCACGCTGATCGTTGCGTGCTTTAATTATTTTATCGCGGAACTCAACAGCGCTTTTGGCTTGGTTTCTGTTTTGTTTTGCAACCCTGATATCTGTTGCGTCTCTCCCTTCCGTTGCCAGTTTTTTCGCTAACGCTTCCACGCCAGCGTCACCTAACTCTGTGATGTTGGCGGTTTGGTCTAAAAATTTTCTTTGATCTTCAATTTTTGCAATAAAGTTTTCAGCAACCTCTTGATTGTTGATCGTGCTGCGAATGAACGCTGGGGTTAGCCATTCTTCGTCCTCGGGAGAAAGCGTCTGTCGTGCGTTTAATGCGGCAAACCTTGTGTTAATTTTTTTAATATTTACAGCGTCTTCTGCATTCGCTTCTGCTTCACGCGCGGCAGTGATCTGTTTAAATCTGGTATTAAGCCGCACGTATTGGCGATAATTTTGGTCGGCAAGGTCAATATCTTTGGTCGCGTCGCTGCCTTCGCTTTCAAATTTAGCGTTAGCGGCGATCAGTTCCGCATTCGACATTTCTTTCATCGCGCCGTAAATCGGTGCAAAAGCAACTTCATCCACAACCTGCTTTTTTAGCAATGCGCGCTTCGGCGTGTCAGTCATCATTGTGTCAATGACGGCAGGATCAAGCAGCGCTCTGTCTGGATCGCTCACATCTTGGTCGCGACTAGCGGCCTGCAAAACAGTTCTGATTTGCTTTTCGGCAGCGTTGTCTGCGGCTGTGGTAGCTGTTTTTTTTGCAGCGCGCTGGCTTTTCAAACGCTTCTCCGCTCGCGCTAAATATTTAGCGCGCTGTTCACCTGTCAGAGATTTGTATTCATCGCCAGTGCCTGCCACCTTTATAAAATCAGCAGGATCGTCGCGCGTATGGAAGGCGGCACGGGCGCTGTCGGCGTCGTTCTGATACTTGGTTAAGTACCGGGCAGCCGCGTCAGCGGCGATTACTCTGTTGGATACAGCGCCAGCCAACATTTCCTGTACATTGTCCAAACGAGTTTGTCGGTCGCCCGCAGTGTCGTCAGCCCTAGAAGCCATAATGTTAGCGTCGATACCTGAAACCAGGTTGCCTTCCAACTTCTGCCGTCCGCGCGTGATGCCGTCTTTTTGTACAGCGATCTTGCCACGCGCTACCATTTCACGGGCAGCGCTTTGGTACGTTTCGGCGGCATTAGAGGACAGGCCAGAACTCGCTTCTTCAACAATAGCCTGCGCGCGTTCATCGTAAGAAGCCAGCGCCTGCATTGGGTCTTCGGTTTGCAGCGTCATTTCTAGGTCAGTGAGCTTTAGCTGCGCGTTGACACGCGCCTGATGCGCAGCGTCGTCGTCTGCTGCCTTCAATAGTTGCAGGCCAATGTTTGTCAGGTCATCTCCGGCCTGCATCATCCCGCGACTGGAAAAATCCTGCATAGGAATGCCGCGTGCAAGCGGCGTACCGGAGGTATCAGCAGCGCGTGACTGAGAAATATATGTCGGGATTCGAGCCATAAATTATTTCTTACCTATATCATTCTGCCTGCGGAACGGCCGTACATGCTGGGAGGCAGCGCCCCCATAGAATTTGGGCTATTCATGCCAAAGGTGCCGGAACCAGCGGATTGAGATCCGCTGCCCAAGGTAGACCCATCCAGGCTGCCAGATATGTTGTAAGCGCCCTTTGCCAACGCACCAAGAGCATTGGTGTAGCCGGCGCTTCTGGCTTGGCTTGCCTGCGCCATCAAACCGCTTGCATTAGAACGTTGCTGCTGCGCGGCAATAAGGTTTGACCTTTGCCCCAGTTCGCCCTGATGCAGTCTGTTCTGGCGCTCTAGTTCAAACTCGGCTGCCGTGTTGCCGAGTACGTCCAGCGTCGTGCCTTCATCAATAGTGATACCCTGCGCCGCAAACTGTGCAGTATTCTGTGCAATAGCGACCCTGCGTCGGCGGTCGATTGTGTCCGCGTCAGCTTCGGCTGCTTGCCTTGCTAGAGTTGCGTCATTCTCCGCGACCTTTGCGTTGTACTCGGCAAGCTGCGCCTGGTATTTCATATTCGCGCTTTGTGCGCGGCCTTGCTGGATAGCGCCGAGAGCGGTGACGGCAGTGCCGACAACGGTGGCGATAGTTCCTATGCTTATAGAACTAGACGCCGCAGTCGCCGCTGCTGTCGCTGTTACTGGTTCACACATGCATTATCCTGAGTGCGTTATGATGCGGGTGACGATTGCAGACAGTTCAAAGGGCAGGGGCTGCGTTTGGCGCAGTACAACCTGTCCCTCTGTCTCCCACGAACCGTGAAACTGAACTGTTTTGTCACCGCTAAATAGCGGGGGCGAAATATCCATCGGCGTTGACCCGGTGCGGAATTGCACTTCGTCAAACGATCCATTGACCGGCGCGTACTCAGCACCAAGCGTGTCCAAAAACCTGAAGGTTATTTCGAACAAGCGTTTAGACCGGCCCTGCGCAGAACCATCGTCGCCGCCTTGTTCCGGCCGTAGCGTTTTGATTGTTGAGGTATATGGCAACCCAACTGTGGCTTTTGTCACTGTCGGGGACAAAGAAGAAACGCTGCCGCTGGCAACCGTTTGATTTGCGTAGACCGAACCGTCGCCCAATATAGTCGCCGTCTCCCCCGTGAGGTGGTCCAGACCACTCAGCGATGCGGCCGCAGTGCCGTCATACAGCAGCGCGGAATCAGCGAAGATCGATGTTACCTTGTCGCTGCCGCGCGCCGTATCAAATTTTGCGGACATGACTTCGACGTAGCGCCGGGTTGCGCCGTTTACCGTGCGCTTGATTGACAGCCAAAGTTCGTCTGCGTTTGTGCCAGGTATTACCGTGATCGACTCACAGATCGCATCCTGTCGCAGATACTGTGTTGATGCGCTGGAAGCATCCGCAAGGGTGATCGTCGCCGCAATCTGCGCCTGTGCCTTACTGGCAGCCAATTTGATTGTGTTTGAATTAACTAAGAACACAAAGTACGTCGTGCCATCGACCAACCCGCCGACAACCTCGCCCCCGGCCGCGTCGTAAACAACGGCGTCACCTGTTGCGTAACCGTGGCTGGAGATTGTGATTTGATTGCTGCCGACGCTAGACGCCGAATTAAAACTGGTAGAGTTGTTTCCGCCAAAAACGTGTTCGTGCCACGCAACAACTTCTTGGTCGCGCAGGTAAGTCAGGCCGGCCAATCGGCCGTCGTCACGGACAGCCCAGACAACCGAATCCGGCTCCTGCTGAAACGTCATTTCAACAAAACCGTTTGCGCTCACATCCTCTGCCAAAATGGTCAGGTCAGGACTGACAAAACTGTCGGACGCAAAATCAAACGTCAGTTCGCGCAGCTTGCGCTGATGGTACTGGATAAACAGTACGTTGTTATCAATCCTGATTGGCCGGGTTGTGTGTACGCCGCGTGTGCCTTGTCGGACGACACGAATGTTTGACGGCGTAACTGCATCCTGCTGCGTTGTGGATGACAGCGTGAACTCGCCACCAGCGGTGCCGACCGCAAGGACGCTGCCAGCGCTTAACCAACGGATACTGTTTACCTCATCGGTCGCAATCGTGTTTGTGATAGCGCCTGTGTCCAGCGCGCTTGGCGTAAAATTTTCAAATTGGCCCGACTGGCTGCCAAAGATTGTTTGCGGCTGTTCTGTCGTGCCAGCAAAAAACAAACGTTGTTCGAAGAACGCTACCGCTGACGGGAAGCCGGTTGTGCCGCTGAACGCGCCCAGACGCCAATCAAGTTCAGCAGTGGTGCCGCCAAAGTTTTTGTTTACGTTGGCGTCTACGTTCGTGGTGCTATTGATATCCGTGATTGTCGCGTTGCCGTATACAACGCCGCCGTCATCAAGGAATTTCCAAGTGACCCCGTTATCAATGATGTTTTCGCCTTCGCCGCTTGGGCCGCCAGAACCTGCTGACGTACCGGCTTTTGTACACTCGTAAACGTTTCCGCTGTTGCGGCGCACATTGCCGATTGCAAATGCAGTACTGGCTGCCCACGCTGTCGCTTGATGGCCGATCCTGATGATACGGCCAACATCGGTGGACAAGAAACCGCTGCCACCGTTGATGCCGGTCGTGGCCGACGCGGCAATTGTAATGCCGGTGCCAGATACAGCGCTGGGCGTCAGCGTTGTTGTCGTGATGTTGTCGTCTAGGTAAGGACCGTCTTCAAGCGCAACGTCGGCTATCGTCCATGATGTGTGACCTGTCCGCGATAGTTTGCGGGGAGGATAAGAGGGATGCACGATGTACATGACATCTGCTGTCTGCGCGTATTGTAGCTCAAACAACTTGGCAGTTTCATATGTCGTCGCCAGTTCGAAGACGCGCGCTGCTGTGCCGCCGCTTGAATAGGTCGTAAATCCAGACGTGTTGACGTTCGTGCCGTCAACGTCGGTTAACTCAAACGTGTTTGTTGCCTTGTTTGCGACCTTGAAATACTTGCCGTTGACCTCTGTCATCCCGGCAACAGAACTGATGAAAACAACATTACCATTTGTAAAGCCGTGGGAGTTGGCTGTGACGACGCCGGGGTTGGCCTTCGTAATTCCGCTGATTGTTTTGTTGGCTTCAAGGATCACGCTTTGATCTTTGAAAAACCGGAAATATTCGTTCCCGGCTTCGATGCAATACGCTTGCTCAGTATTGAAGTTAAATGGCAGCAAGCGAACCTTTGCGCTGCTGGTTTTTACTTCGTTGACGTACTTGGTGCCGGGGCGTCGGGTTACGCCACCGTGGGGCATTACAATAAGGTTGGTCAGTTCTTCGGTCGCGTTCGTATACTTTTGCAGGTCTACTCTGCCGAACAGACGCGGCGATATCTGACCAGCAGTGAAGTTGGTCTGTATGGCGGTTACGCGTGACATCTATATACGCGCTTGCAGCCAGCTATCTTCAGAAGCTGATAGCGCTTCCTGCGCATCAACCAAGCGGGCTTCGGCAAGTTTGCGCGCGTACAATTCCTCCATATTTCCAAGAACCTGTTGTGATGCCGTGATGTCATAAGAGATGTCTGCGGCCAGACGCAGCGCATATGCTTCAACAAACAGTGCATCAAAAAATGTTGGGTCTGTGATCTGGCTGACATAGACAACGTTTAAAGGCGCAGCGGCCTTAGTCACGATCTGACGGCCTTCAATGATCCATTCCTGAAG